CTCTAGCATCGCCGCCAAGAGAAGTCTATTGGTGGGCGCATGTGTGATTGACTCAGGCTATGATGGAGAAGTATTTATTAATCTCCACAACGTGGGAAGTGTTACCCAAACTGTTGAAGCGGGTACAAAAATCGCTCAAATTGTGATGGTACCGGTTGTACATTTTCGTGCATCCGAACGCAAAGATGGAGAACTATATGAGTATCCTATCACAATGAGTGGGCGAGGCAAAGGAGCGCTGGGGAGCACAGATGGATAAACAGAAGATAGCAAAGCCTTACGAAGAGGCCCTCCGCATGAGTCGACTGCTTACCGCCCAAGGATTGGCAGGTTCGCGCTCGTCGCGACGTACGGATGTACTTAACGCTGTATTTATTAACGAAGTGTTAAGGCCTCAACTGGGCCACGACTGGGAATTTATGACGGAGCATCGTATAATGTGTGCCCGAGGGGATACTTTTAAAGTAGATATCGCTGCCTATCATAACGGCAAACTATGCTGCATTTTTTTGCTCAAAGCCATCGAAACATGTTATAATCGGAATCGCCATAACTATGCCAACACAGGGGAGGGAGAAGTAGGAAGAATTTTTGACTACCCAGGTCGAGGCCACAATCTTTCTGTGTTTGCGGTAGACTGGATTCCTAAAAAAGTAAGAGCCCCTACCCCCACTAATAAAACTCGTCTTACTATACCCAAGATACCGGACATGTCACGGTCCGAAAACCGATGGAATAGTCACCTACAAGCGGAGTATGAGAACGCTAGCGTGGTATTTTGCAAAATTCGTTTTGATTTTGATGAGGAAAGCAAGACAGCTACCAACATCGACGGCGCCGACAAGCTACTGGAAAATTTAAACAGGGTGGCTGCCTTACGCTCATGAATAAATTTTATGATTATGAAAAAGAGGTGAGCGCCACCAAAAGAAAGAAGCTGGGTATAGTCTATACTCCTTTGCATATTGTAGATTATATTAATCGACACGCTTTGGAAAAATGGACTAATCCCACGCCCCCACGGGTACTAGATCCCTGTTGTGGTACCGGCGTGTTTCTTGATGATATGGCGAAGAAGATCGCTACGCGTTGGGACATTCCGCTATCAGACGTATGTGAAAAATATATCTATGGAATGGATGTAGATAAGAAGGCAGTCAAGATTTGTACGACCAATTTGCACCGCGCCACCATTACCTGTGAAAATTCTCTGCACCAAGACTATACTCAATGGGATATCATTGTAACAAACCCGCCTTATGTACGAATACAAAATTTATCCACTCAACAGAAACAAGAGATTAAAGATGCATATGAGTTTTGTATCGGGGATACAGATCTTTATATGGCGTTCTTTGAGAAGCTGGCCAAGTGTGAAAAAATAGTTGGAATGATCTGCCCCAACAGTTGGATGAGAAACAAAAGCGCCCACCCCCTACGGAAATATTTATTTGACAAGAGACGGATATCCGAAATGATTGATTTTCGTGGTGTACACGTCTTTCCTACGGTGCAAACTTATACCTGTATTGTAATATTCTCCCCCTCGGAGGAGTTGTTATATTCCACAACGATAAACGATACCTTGCAGACTCTTTCTTATGAAGGCTCTTCATCGGATGCATTATTTGTGGGGAAACAACAGCCGACATCAGGAAATGCTGGTCTCCTAGATTATTGTGACATTAAAATTGGGTTAGCCACATTGTGTGACAAGATTTATTTTGGAGAAGTGGTGCAGGAGACAGAAAAAGAAAATCTATGTCTTTTCAAAACAAAAGAAAGGTTATTTTTAATCGAGAGAAATATTCTTAAAAAATGCGTGAAGGCAAGTAAGATATCACAAGTCAAAGATAACACTTATATTATTTTTCCCTACGATGAAAATAATCAACTTTTAGATGAAAATTACATAAGGGTGTTTTACCCTCTCGCATATAATTATCTGGTTTTTCACAAGAACCGCTTGTTGGCGCGCGATAAAGGAAAGATCCCTCTCGAAAAATGGTTTGGATTTGGACGTACACAAGGACTGTCCAACAATAAAGAAAAGCTTTTAATTCCGCCGTTTCATAAAGATGAATTAAAAGTAAGATATAGCAGCGCCGATGAATTATATATTTCAGGATATGCAGCGGTCCCAAAGCCGGGATATGACATAACTACTGTACGCACATATTTTGAAAATAAAGATTTATTTACATGGATTAAAACCAATGGAAAAACGATGGCCAACGGATGGTTTGGCCTCTCCAAGGAGATCCTTAAAAATTACAAATTTCATTTAAAGGGAGACAATAATGAATCAAGCGACCCAAAAAACCCTATTTAGTTCTAATTCTTCGGAATGGGCTACTCCACAAGAGTTTTTTGATAAATTAGACTGGAGATTTGGAAAATTTACCTTAGATCCATGTGCTACATGTGAAAACAACAAGACTAAAAAGTATTATACGAACGAAAACAATGGTTTAATACAAGATTGGGGAGGAGAAACAGTTTTTGTAAATCCTCCATATAGCCACATTTCATCGTGGATTGAAAAAGCTTATATGGAAAGTCAAAAGCCTGGAACTAAGGTGGTGATGCTTATTCCAGCGCGCACTGATACTAAATATTGGCATAATTATGTGATGAAAAGTCGTGAGATTCACTTCATTAAAGGGCGCCTTAAATTTGGTAATTCTAAAAATTCGGCCCCCTTTCCGTCAGCCGTCGTGGTGTTTGATTATAATAATTCTTATATTCAGCATATGTATCCTTGTGTCTTTACGATGGAGCGATAATGAATCGAAAACAACGAAGATCCCAGAAAAAAGCTTCCTCGGCGCAAAAACGTTTAGCCGCGCAAACTACTTTATTTGGTAAACTTCCGGACAGATGTAATATTTGTCAAAAAGAGTTTGACAAGACCAACCGAGACATGGTATTATCATGGTCAGTAGTGGTAAGAGAAGAAGCCCAAACGGTACGCCTATTTTGCCCCGCCTGCATAGAAAAAACTCAGGAGAAAGTTGGTGAACGTTAATAGATTATCTAAAAAAGCGTTACAAAAGATTTTAAGCGGACAGCTTAAAGAACGAGCAACGTGTGTTGTGAAATTTTATTCTAATTCGTGCCCTCTGTGTCATAACTTAAAGGAATCTTATGAAGAAATAGCCGAGGAATATAGAGATATTCATTTTTTTGCTTTTAATATTGGGGATTATCCCGAAGCTGAGAAAATATTAGATTTTAGTGGCGTCCCCACCATCTCTTTGATTAAAACTGGTGGCCACCAGCCTCGTATTAGAATCCTCGCAGACCCCCCTAAACCATATGAAAATATGTGGTATAACCCGACAGATATTATAGAATTTATTGAAAAGGAGAAATAATGTCACAAACTTTACTAAATGCCGCCATTTTAAAATTACAAGCGGAAGCAACCACAGCACTTGCTACTATTGAAGTGCTTTTAAACAATCCCGTCGCGATTTCGAAGCATACTGATTATGTAGAAGAAATTGTACGGCATGCTCAAAAATTATCTGAGTATGAAGATGCGATGAAATCTTTACAACACTACTTTGTGCCCAAGGCGCCACCCCAGACCGCCGTAGATCCCGCCACAATTCCTAGCGTAACGCCGGAAATGTCGCCGACCTATAAAGCATCTCTAGAGAAAGAAAAGATAAAGGCTTCGAAGAAATGAAAGAGTGTTTATCTTATGACGATGTATTGCTCATTCCCCAATATTCTGATATTCGGTCCCGGGATGATGTAGACATCTCTTCACAATTAGGCGACATGAAGTTGGAATTGCCCTTGATCGCATCCCCTATGGATACGATTGCGGAACATCGCATGGCCGCTAGTATGTCAAATTATGGGGGCACTACGGTGGTGCATCGATATAATACTATCGAAGAGCAAGTTCAGCAAGTCAACATAGCTCGGAACCTTTCTAATAACCCGACCCCCTTTATCGGAGCGGCTATTGGAATTACAGGAGATTATTTAGAACGAGCCATGGCTTTGAAAGAGGCCCATGTAAGTTTTGTTTGTTTGGATGTGGCCCATGGCCATCATATTGTAATGAAAGAGGCCTTGAAGGAATTACGTAAAAGGTTTAATCCTTACACACATATTATGGCTGGAAATATTGCAACATTGCAGGGGATTAATGATTTAGCTGATTGGGGTGCGGATAGCGTACGCTGTAATATTGGTGGTGGTTCTATTTGTTCCACCCGCATCCAGACCGGCCATGGAATTGCTGGGTTTCAAACTATTTTGGATTGTGCAAAAACCAATAGAGATGTGCAAGTTATTGCGGACGGAGGCATTAAGAATGCGGGCGATATTGTAAAAGCGCTAGCAGCCGGCGCCGACGCGGTAATGTGCGGATCTTTATTTGCAGGTACTGATGAAACACCAGGACAAATTTTTGAAGAGGCTGACGGGACACATTGGAAAACTTATCGAGGTATGGCCAGTAAAGAAGCCCAGGTAAGATGGAGAGGCCGCTATTCATCCTTTGAAGGCGTGGCTGCCCGGGTTCCCTATAGAGGGTCTGTACAGCCGATTTTAAAGGATTTGGAAAGAGGGATCCGGTCAGGCTTTTCATATAGTGGCGCCCGAACCTTGGGAGAGCTTCAAGCTAAGGCCACGTTTATCAAACAGACATCGTCCGGTCTAAGCGAAAGTCACACGCACATCACTTCGAGGCAATGGTGATGTCCAACGAGATCGACTATGGAAATCTCACTAAGCGCATTGTATTTACTGAAAATGATCATCGGCATGCCAACCTCATTTTAAAATTAAAGCACGACGGTCTTACGCAGTCTGCCTTTTTTCGTCATCTTATTACAGTTTACATAGAAGATGACGAAAGAATTCAAGTAATAGTAGACGAGCTACGCAGCCGTAAAAAGCACAAAATAAAATCACAAAAGATGCGACAAAAAGGAAAAGAAATACTTAAAGATTTTGCTTTATCATCAGGCGAAGTAGAAAACATCTTTGATGTGTTAGAGAAGGAATTTCCAGATCTATGAAGGATGGTTTATTAAAATGTTCTCGACATTGTATGGATGAAAATATTGAGTGTGAGAATAAAGAATGTCGTTTATGGATTGATTACAAAGAGGAATATAATTGCTCTCTCATATCAATATACGAACATGGTTCGATGACATTGCGGCAAGTAGCCGAGCGCCTTGGCATTTCTTTTGCGAGAGTTAAACAATTAGAATCGAGAGCATTAGAAAAATTAAAAAAGAGATCCGTAGTAAGAGATATACTTTTTTAGGTATTTAACAAGAATCATTACTATTTATTCTTGAATTGCTATATTTTAAGGAGAATTCTAATGGCTCGTAAAACACTTTTAACTGAATCAGAGGTCCGCCGCTTTATGAAGCTGGCGAATATGGGCCCTGTGGGTTCCCAACGAATAGAAGAGATGTCGTATTTGGATGAAGCAGGGGAAGAAGCAGAACTTGAAGCCGATTTGGGCGCCGAGGATGAATTCGCCGATGAAGAAGGGGCAGATCTCGATGCATTGGAAGACGAGCCCATGGATGATCTTGGAGGCGAAGAGGAGTTGGGAGGCGAAGTTGACCCCGAGCTAGAAGAAAAGATGATTGATGCTGTGTTGGCCGTTGCAAAAGCCTTTGGCATGGAAGACAAAGTGTCGGTAGAAGAAGTCCCGGGAGATGAAGGCGCCCCAGAGATGGAGCCCAGCCCAGAAGAAGATGTAGAGATGGGATCCGTCGAAATGGATATGGGCCCCGAAGGTGGCGAAGACGTGATGGCGATGGATGTTGAAGAAGAGCCCGTGCCCGGCAATATAAGGTATCAAGAAGCCTTAGTTAACAAAGTTGCGCGCCGAGTTGCTAGCCGTCTTATGCAAGAGAACAAGAATGAGAAGCTAGCCATTGACCTCACTGAAAGAATTTTTAATCGTATTACATCAAAATCCTCTTGACTAAAACAAATTATTATGTTATATTAACCACTGGATAACCTCTGGTGGTTATTTTTTTGGAGGCATCCTTGAACTGGTTGTTGTACGTCCTAGTATTTATATTTGGATACATCACATGTAAAACGTTTTATTTTCTTAGTGCTACGCGGACGAGTATTAATCTGATACGTATTACTCAATTGATATCTCTCCTCATCTTTTCTAAGTCTCTCGAACATTTTGTATATGCAAAGAATACGAGATTACATATAATGAAACAAAATGACGAAAGCGAACACAATATTAACGCTTTTGTTAAAACATTTGATCAAGAAGTGGACGCCTTTAAATTTAAAGGGATTAAAGCTATTGTAAATTATCATTCTTCTCATTTTAAAGATTTGTTGGAATTTAATGATTGGAAAACAGCTATGAAATATCTTGATGACAACAAGGAGACTGTATTTAAATTTTTACTTGAGGAACACAATGACAGTTAAAAAAAACCTATTAACAGAAACAGAAAAAGAGGAAGAAGAAACGGAGCAGGTGATGTTAATAGCCCCTGCACAATCAGAACCCGATATGCGGGTAATCGGATTATTGAGCGATATTACCGAAGATAAGCTAGCGGATCTTATTCAGGGTTTATATTATTTGAACGCTATAAATTTAGCGACAGATGAGGAAGAAGAAAAGAAACCCATTGAATTTATTATTTCTACTTACGGAGGTTCTGCGGATGCTATGATGACGTTGTACGATATCATGCGTGTGATTATGGAAGACACCGAGGTGCATACCTTCGGGGTCGGGAAGGTGATGTCTGCGGGCGTTCTGTTACTAGCCGCTGGAACAAAAGGCAAGCGCAAAATTTCCAAAAACTGTCGAGTAATGATTCACTCTGTCATCGGAGCGAGCCATGGCGAGTTACATAATTTGGTAAATGAGATGGAGGAGATACAAAAACTGCAAGAAACTTATAGCAAGTGCCTAATTAAAGAAACAAAGATGACGAAGAAGCAGTTAAAGAAAATGTTAGAACGTAAAGTGAATGTATACTTAACTGCCGAACGCGCCGTAGAACTAGGAATTGCGGATATAATTGTATGAGGAAAACAAATGTCTGAACTAACTGAGATTTTAAGAGAAGCCTACAAGAAGAAAGAAGAGAGGAAGCCCATTGATTTTTCTATGTTGATGGAAATGGTTGAGCATTTGTATGAT